AGGTCAGGTTGAGACCATAAATAAAATTTTTGGTTATACCATACATAATGATAAAGGTAAGCCAACCAATTCCGAATTCATTGCCATGGTGGCTGACAAGCTGAGGCTTAAAAACAAGGTTAGTTAAGCAAGTGATATCAAGGGTTTACAAAATATGAGGTTATATGAGTAGACCAATAAACATTTTTTTAAACCAACTGATTTCTAATTTAAATAAAATCACCTTTATATTTGTTAAAAATGTAGGGGTGATTTTGTTGTATAAAAAAAGTAAAAATTATGTGGTAAGTGATGCGATAGAAGATTTTTTATTTTATTGCCAGGAAAAAGATTTAAGGATAAAAACAATAAATTCTTATGAATCAACCTTAAAATTGTTTCAGAGATATGTAGAAGACAACTTTAAAGTTATTTATGCTAATTGTATTAATAAAGCTATGTGTAGAGATTATATAGCTTATACAAAAGAAAGAGGAAAGTACACTTTTTATGCGGATGAAATTAAAAAAGACGTAAACCTACCACAAAATAGAAATGATTATGGAAAAAAGGTTGGTACTGCTACAATTAACAATTATATTAGAAATTTAAAGGTATTTTTTAATTTTTTAATAGAAAGAAAATATATAAAAATAAGTCCTATGTCAGGAATTAAGCAGCTAAAAAATAATAGAATACCAAAAAGCCAGATTACAACAGAAGAATTTAACAGATTAATTAGATATTTAGATACAACGAAATATTATGAATTTCGGGACTATGTTATAATTCAAATTATAATGGATACGGGAATGAGAATTGGAGAGACATTAGGATTAAAAATTGAAGACATTGATATAGACCATAGAGCTATTTTAATAAGAGAAGAAATAACTAAAGGTAGAAAAGATAGGTATGTGTTTTACAGCTATAGCATGTCCAAATTGCTAAGAAGGTGGATAAATTATAAAGATAGATATGTGGAGAGTGATTTAGTATTTTGCACGAAAAGAGGAACAGAACTTGCAGTATCAAATTTTGAAAAGAATTTTACTAAATATGTTAAAAGAGCAAATATAAATAAACCTATAACTGCCCATGTACTTAGGAATAATTTTGGAAGACGTTTTTTACTTGCGGGAGGCTCAATATTCGAACTTTCTAAACTTCTCGGCCATAGTTCGGTAACTGTAACCGAACAAGCATACGCAGATGTTACGGTGGAAGACATTAGAAAAAATTATCAAAAGTTTAGCCCTCTTGAAAATATGAAGAGAGGGGGCAGAAGGTAATGCAAGAATACAAATATATTGATGAATTTTATAAAGCAGCATATATAAGCCCCCAAAATATTGTTTTGCAGCAGATAGATACATTTGGCAATAGGATTAGGATATTTATAATAGAGCAAGATGATAATATACGTCTTATAAAAGCAGATGGAGATAAGGACAAGCCGATAAAGTGGAGCAATACAAAACATATGATTCTGAGTAACAATGAATTTGAAGAATTAAAAAAAATTGGGGGTGCTAGATAATGAGAAAAGAAGTAATAAATACACAAAAAATAAAATGTTCTTTCCACCTTGCAAATAGAAAGAACAAAAACCAAATAAAAAATTTTTAATTACCTATATTGTATACTAACTTTTTTAAAAAGTAAATATTTAGGTGTATTAAATTTACACTTTTTTAAATGGTTATTTTTGTCAAGTGATTTTATATTAAATTGTTTGATAAAGATAATCTTTTTTTTACAATTAAATTCCAATATATGTATAAATAATTATACTGACTAGTATAATATGACATAGAAGTCATATTTGATACGAAATAAATAACAGTTCTTATATGACACATATTATCTACAAATAAATACAATAGAACAATTATAAAATATATTTATATAGTATAAGGATACCTTTATTTGTAATTTAAAGCTATAAGAACCAGGTAAATGATATTAACCTGGTTGGGAATACTAGTCCTATCAAATATGAATGCAAATTTAAACTTCACAGAGCGATTTTAAGGGGGTGTAAATATTGAGGTATACGATTATACCTCTCAATAAATTCAAGTACCTTAAAAGCGAAATTTGCAAAAATTGATGCTCTGGAAATGTTGATATTCCTTGATTCTCAAAATAGAAAAAATAGGGGCATAGATGTGTAGTGGTAATGACGAATCCTTGGAAGTTTCTGAACCATTATAGATATTTCACAAAAATGTGAAACGAGAAAATGGTGCAACAATATTAATAAAGATATAAAATAAATATAATAGTTAAATTCTCCCAATGAAATCACTTTTAATGGTGTTGGTTCGTCACCATTAACCTTCATAGAGGCGATTTAAGGGTGATTATACCTTTTAGAAAATTAAAACGATTAGAATTGAAATATGGGCGTTATCCTTTGGGGTGAACGTTAATTTCTATAATCCCTAAATTTCGAACCCTCTTTTTTATAAAAAAATCCCTTTAATCCGTTGCAATACTTACAATCTTAGTTTGTAAAAACACTGAAAATTTTATCCTTATATAAAGATTATATATAGTACGTGGTAATACACTATTAGACAAATAAATAGAGGTATAGATGTAGAAAAATTGGAAAGAATTTATGGAATAGTCACCAATTCGGGGTAATAACGAATTGGTGGAAGGAAACGTTATTAATAAATAAAATTAATAAAATATAATTATTACAAAGATTTAAAATCAGCTATCCCTCAGAAGGAGAGCCAGAAAATCAGCTATTTTAGCTTGACACACCTAGAATAAAAAAATTACATAATTACAAGTTTCTGAACCCTATTTGTAAATAATAAAAACTCTGTAAAGTATTGATATTACTATATTTATAGATTTCTAATGATACGAATTCCTACAAGAAATCATATCCTTATATAAAGATATTATATAGTAGCTCCCAGCAACACGTATAAAATCCCAAACCCTGGGGATTTACAGATAGATTAGTAGAGATATTGGAAAAATATTTCATATTATGCTATAATATATTAAAATATTCTGATTTAGATAATTTTAATGAGTGTACCATTTCATAGGGGGGATAAGCATGGGAAAAGCACCTAAAAAATGTCCAATGTGTGGTGAAGTTAAAAATTGGAAAAAGGTTGATAGTGAAAACAAAGGGTTTAGTGTAGGTAAAGCAGCAGTAGGAGGAATATTACTTGGGCCAGTAGGATTAGTTGGTGGAGCATTAGGAAAAAAGAAGAGTGCATATTATTGTGGTAAATGTGGTTTTTCACATGAATATAAAGGATAAAATATTATTAATTATAGATAAAATTTTGGACATCTGAAAAATTTATTTACAAAAAGATAAAAAAGTGTTGACATTTTAGCAATAATGTAATATTATGAATGAGTACCAAATTTGTGAAAGAAATTTAATTAGAAATATAATATGTAGCACTGAAGAGTGCAGTTATTAATATACAAGATTTGTTTTAGAATTACATATACAAAAATTAAATATTGATATTAAGTAAGCTTATTTTAATACTTTGTGTTTCTTTGGTATTAAAGATATTCTACCTTTTAAGTACAATCTTTTAAACTACTTAATTTCAATATGGGATTTGCGTATACTAAAACAAATCTTGTTTTTTATAAAAAAAATAGAAATAAAAATAGACAAGTAAAAGTTATTACTCATCTGTTTTGTTTAATAGTTGGTCTAACGAACAATTTAAAGTATCGCATAATTTTTCCAATATATCTAATTTAACAGATATAGTCTGGTTATTCATAATTTTATGTAATGTTGGATAACTAATATTAGTTTCTTTTGCAAGCCAGTATAAACTTTTATGTCGATCTTCTAGTAATTTGTGAATTTGAAATTTTAACATTATTAATCCTCCTAAGTATATTATATGTAATTTATATAAATTTATCAACATATATTGTTGACATTATATAATCTATAGTTTATAATAATAATATACCAAGGGAGGAAGATGCTATGAAGATAAGTTATCTTTGTAAGGTAAGAGATCTTAATAAAAAGTTAGAATTTTTATATGAATTATTTGGAGATATAACGATGGGGGAGATGATAAGAAAAATTAATACTTGATTTTTTATCTTATTTATATAATTTTAAACACCACAAAAAGACCTACTATTCGTATATAAAATAAAGGTCAAGGAAAGTCGAACGCAAAAAAACACCTATAATGCTAAAAAATGGACAAATTTAAAACTTAACAAAATGTTAAAAAAATAGTAATATTAAAGGTGTTTCCATGACGGGAAACATGCTTTAAACAATCGTTCCTTGAAAACTGAACACTTACTATTGCTAATAGTATCTTTATACTAATTTAATACTATATGTATACAAACTTGCTACTAACTTTATACTATATTTATATTTTATTAATAAAAGTATTGTATGTCAATACTTTTTAGAAATATTTTTCTATTTGTTGATAAAACTATTGATATACAATACTTTTTGAATATTTTATCTAATATTTAAGATAAAATATTAGAAATTAAATTAAAAAACAGGGGGAATAAAGAAATGAAAACAGATTTACAGAAAAATTTGGGCAGAACAGAGGTATTTAAAGAGGAAATGCGAAACTTGGATAGGAGAAATTATCTGGTACACAAATTAGATCCAAAATTTGAGGACTTACAGTTTATGAGAAGTCATGTTTATGAAGATCGGATGGAACTGCATAAATTCACCGATGATTCGTTTCAAATTATAAAACTTAATTATGATGATATAGTTAAATTGGATATAGATAAGATCAATATTTATATCCAATTAAAGAATGGGACAAGTTACTTCCTAAAAGAATTGAAAAATAATCTAAAAGAAATATTTAACGATTTTGGAGGGGAAGAGCTATGTGTAAGTGTAGATAAGTTCTGTGTAATAAAGGATTATTCCATAATAGGACAAGATTATGAGACATATATATTGAGAGGCATAACAGTATATGATGAAGATGATGGAGAATTAGAAGAGAATAAATACAAAAATTTTGAATATAAGATAAATTTTAATGATATAAGAGAGATAGATGAGGATTATGAAGAAGGTTATCATCATTTACAACTAAAGCTATCCAATGGACGATATATTGAATTTGAATCCGAATGGTAGGGGGAGATAACAATGAGAATTAAGATTAATTCAGATAAATTATCTAAAAAACCAATAGGCTGTGTTATGGGTTCTGAAGCTGATAATGGCAGGTATAACTATAACAATATTGTTACGGGGTTTATTGGCGAAGAACTTGTATTTATTAGGACGAATATGACACAGGAACAGTGGAATAAGGCTATAAGCTAATAAACATAAGAAGGGTATTTGTATATGAATACCCTTTAATAAAACAATTGGAGGAATAGAAAATGGAATATTTACAAGTTGGAAAATTATTTAACGAAAAGAAAACTAGATATAGTGAAGGAATTACATTTAATATGAATGATTTGGGATGTGATTTGATAATACGTTTTAATGTACCTACAGAAGATGAAATTAAAAATATTAAATTTGGAGCACTAAAATGTGGTTATTATGTCGAAAAACAGGTTATATTGATGTTATTTAAATTTGAAAATGAGAAGTGGCTTGATGCTCCATATTCTATTAAATTATCTAAAAATTTAACTGAAATACCCAATATAGAGGATGGTAAGGGATTACCATTGCATGTATATTTAATAGATGCTTATACGGGGATATTAAAAGTAATGCGATTAATTATATTACCAACAAATTTTTCACGGAATTTATTGGAAGTTATAAAAAAACAAAATGATATGCCTTTCAATGATTTTGAAAAATTATTTAATAGAATATATAGAAAATATTCTACAAGAGAACTTGTAAAGTATGCTGATAAAATCTGCGTTTTACCAACTAGCATTTAAAACAATAAAAGAATAAATAAAAAGGGTATTTATATACGAGTACCCTTTAATAAAACAATTGGAGGAAGAATTAATGAAAAAGATATATGGAAATATAATAAAAATTGATGAAGGAAAAGTGAAAAATATCGATATTGAGGAATTTAACTATAATTTGCTAGATCATAGACGATATATAGTGCATTTTTTAGATGAAAATGATGTGGCTAGAATGAATAATAAAGATAAGAAGCTATTTATAGATAGACTACAGCAATCTAAGGACTTTTTAGATAAAACTATATGGAAGTTACAACATAAGAAAAATTATAATTTTGATCCAAATGATGAGCTACCATTTTAAAAAGACATATAAATTAGGACATTCCCTTAATTTTTTAGGGGATGCCCATAATACCTTAATATAATTGGAGGGGTTAGATGAAACCAGTAGAAATAAAGTTAAATAGAGAGTTTAAAGCACTGCAAAAACAATTGGAAGATTATTTTTTTGATGAAGGTAGTGACAAACTATTTGATGTAGCAGATGCAATAATTAGAGACAGATATTTAAAAATCCACAATATGATAGATGCAGCAAAGCAATTTTATAAAAATACTAGCAATAATGAGTTGTTAAAGACTCTAGAAGATAATAATATCCTTAATACAGTAGAAGAAGAAGTTACTAATTTGCAAAAATATATCAATGATGGGGAAGATATAAGACAAAAATTAATGAAAGATGCTGCTAAAGATACAAAAGAAATAGTTGATAAAGTAAATGAATTAGAAGCTATTGCCTATTATAATAGTATGCAGAAATTAGCAAATCAAATTCAAGCCCGTATGCTTCAGAGTTTTGGACGTATAACGTTTATAATAAACGAAATTTGTAACGAAGTCTTCCATCCTTATTATAAACAAATTAATAATGAACTACATGAACTTTCCGAAATTTTGAGTGCCAAGCAATTAGAACTGAATAGAATATTAGAAAAACACACAGCAGAAGAATCGGGAAAATCTAAAGTTATAAAAATATTTGACTATAAGAAATTAAATAAGCTGGTACAAGATAATGGATATAAAGAAGTTAGACAAACTGGAGATCATAAAATTTTTAGTGACGGAATAAAGAGTATTCCTGTACCACAGCATGGTTTGGGAATTGGTTTGTCGGCGAGAATACAGAAGGAAATATAATAGGGGGAATTAATAATGGAAGGATTAAGATATTTATATAAAAAAAATAATGGTAATTTAAGTATTTGCAAAGAAAAGAAAAAAAATAAACCTTTAATTAGTATGGAAGAATTATATGAAATAGAAAAAGATAATGAGAATTTATTTAATTTTTATCAAGGCAATTACGGAAAATTTATTGCTTTAAAAGAAGGAATATATCGATTAAAAGAAACTAGATATTGTAATCAATATTTCTTGGTAAAAAGGATATAAATAATCAAAATAGATGCGACCAAGCTTGGGCGTAAGCTTACACTGATTGTTAGAATGAATTTTTTAAAGAAAATATGGATTGGATAGGTATTCGACATGACGTCTAGTGCAGGTAAATCAAGGGACAACGCTAAAAGCGTATTGCAAATCACACAAAGTGATGCAGAAAACGTCACGTTGCAGGACACTATCATTTCCTTAAATCTAATATTTTATCTGAAAATTTTATTGTTTATATAACAAATATAAAAAGTTGGAGGGGGTTCAACATAATGTTGAAAAGTGAAGAATTAAGTAACATATTGGAAAAGGTAATGGAAAGCATAAACATAGCACAACAAATTTATTTAGGAGAAGGATACTTGGAAAACGTAGAGTTAAGACAATCTAATGGCTATGTAGTACTTACTTTAAATGATGGTGATACAAATTATATATACCAGTATAAAATGCAGGATAATGATGGATCTGAACAAATAATTCGAGGACTTATAGATAGCATTTATAAGAAGGATTTAACTCCACGTAGGCACGAAATAAAGAAATTAAAAAAGCAGTTAAACAGGCAAATGGAAAGAGTGTATAGATGGGAAACTAAGCTCCATAGCATGAAGAAAAACACTGAAGTATATAATCTAGAACAAAGAAAAGTATATTTAACTAAACTGGCTGAAATTGATGAATCTATCTATATTAAATATAAGAAACTAAATATTATTAAGACAGATTTATATGAATATGATTTATTTAAAAATATTTTATACAATGCAATAAAAGAGTTAGCAGCTTAATTTATACAAGGTAGGGTAGTATTATTCACTCTACCTTACCAAATCAAAAAATAGGGGGAATTAGATGGGAAAAAGGATAAGTGAAGTTATAATAGTAGATGAAATAAGGAAATGGGAAATAGGGGATTTAGTTTGTATACAAGCTGGTACTGGTATGGGTAAGTCATATTTTATAAAAAATATTCTAGGAGCTTTTTGTAAACAACAGAATAAGAAAATATTATATCTAATACATAGAAAAAATTGTATAGATCAATTTCAAGAAGAAATTAATAAAAATAAAAAGACTGATATTATAGATATAATGAGTTATCAAAAAATAGAAACATATTGGAGATATCATAAAATATTTGATTTTAGTTCATATCAATATATCGTATGTGATGAATTTCATTACTTTTTATCTGATGCAGCGTTCAATAAATTTTCTGATGTCTCCTTGAATATGATATTAAGTTGGAAGAGCAATATAAAGATATTCATGTCTGCTACAGGGGACTATATGCTTAGATATTTAAATAATTATAGACATATTGAAACTAAAGATTATGAGTTGCCTATAGAATATAATTTCATTGAGGGTTTAACTTTTTTCAATAAGGATGAAACATTAAAGAAATTTGTTGAAGAATCAATTGCCAGGAAAGATAAATCTATATTTTTTATACAATCTGCCGAAAAAGCATATGATTTATACAAAAAATACAAGAAACATTGTTTATTTAATTGTGGAAAATCAGATAAACATTATAGACATGTTGATAAAGATAAAATAAATAAAATGCTAACTCAATGTAAATTTGAAGAAGATGTTTTAATAACAACAACGTGTATGGATGCCGGGGTAAAAATATTAGATAAAGAAGTAAAACATATAGTGTGTGATGTAAAAGATGTGGGTACTCTAATCCAGTGTATTGGTAGGAAAAGACAACTAGATGATAAAGATAAAATATATTTATATATAAAGGCAATATCAAATAAGCAATTAGGTGGAATGAAATCACAATTACTAAAAAAAATTAGAATGGCTAAATATTTTAAGGATAATGGGCTACAGGAGTTTATTAAAGCTTATCCAAAGGAATCTGATATAAATAATATCGTCTATGATGTGCAAACTGAGGATAAGAATAAATGTAGTAAAAAGATTAATGAAATGATGTACTTTAAATGCAATATAGATATAGCAAAAATAAATAAGATGCTCGAATATAAGAAATTTGGCTACTGTAAATATTTAACTGATTTATTTCAATATAAGGAAAAATATAGATTGATAAATGAAGATTATACTGAAGAAAGTGACAAAAAATACATAGATAAATTAATGAAGTATTTAAAACATATAAGGGGTAAGAAATTATTTCAAACTGGACAAGAAAAACTTAAAAAATATTTTATAAAAAATGGACTGAAAGCTAGAAGTATGGGAAAACATACGATTAATGGATATATAAAAGATTTAAAACTGCCTTATATTATAGAATCCTATCCAGATAATATGAGAAGATTAGAAAATGGACAAGTAAATCCTAATAGGGGTAAAAGATACTGGATAGTCGGAGAAATAAGTTTTAGTGAAAATTAAATTGACAGCAAAAAATGTAACTATGTTCTATATATAACATATATGTAAAAATGCTTCCAAATAAAATAGTATATAATACAGTGATATCAACACTTTACATATATTTTACTTATAACTAATAGTAATAAGATTAGATGAAAAATATTAATGAATTACCATATACAATTGATAGTCAACCAGATAACAACAGAAAACTAGATAATGGAGAAGAAAATCCTAATTTTAGAAAAACATATTGGATTATTGGCGAAATAAATTATAATAAAAAAATTCCATAAAACTTGTACAAATGTATCAGCGTCTGAAGGGGGTTTAAGGGGGAACGGGACGCAAAAGGCATATAGCGTTAGCGTTATGCCTGGCGTTCCCCCTATTTAGTAATGTATTGATACAATTTAAAATTTGTTATCCTTGACTAGGACAAGGATAAGGTTATTGAAAGTTTTATAGGGACATTTAAAAAAATTTAAACAATTGGAGGAATAATAGTGGAAGGTATTGAACTAAAGGAAGGTATTTATATACCTAACATAGAGGCATGTTGGCTATACAAAGAAAATCAAGAAAATGGAAATTATGCAATTAATAAAAAATATTTAGACAAATTGTTGATTGGAAAAATAGATTTTTCTTTTGAGTTAGTACAAAATAAATATTTGATCGAAAATATTAATATACAAGAGAAAGATGGAAAATTATATACCCTTGATGTTGTGAATGTAAAGTATACTAAAGTATATAAAAAAATTACAAAAAATAAAGATGGAGAAAAAGTATTATCTGATAAAATAGATACAAAAAAATTAAGATATTGGAGTTATAAAAAGGGATTTATATTTAATAATAATAAATTTAGTAACTGGAAGCGTTCATCTGGAAAAGCAAGACAGGGAGAAAATTTATTTATACTAGATTCCATAAAAAACAAATGTTTAGACTGGGCTAGGATGGAGCTAAAATTTAATGATAAAGTAAGTATTGCTAGTGTAAGGGCATATGAAAGTTTACCTCTATCCTCTATTATAACTACTATTAATATAGATCCTTCTTCTATATTAGTAATAAAAGATTATGAATCTGTATTTCCTTGGAAGATGAGTAAAACATATTTAGATGGTAATAAATTAAAAACTGAAACAGATGACAATAAGATGGAGAAAAATAGTATCTGGGATGGTATGGGAATTCTTGATAAATCAATTTTTAATGAAAATGAAATAATAAAAGATAAAGGAATGGCACTATTGAGAAATCGCTATATGAAATGTTGTACATTTAATTGTGATCTCCAGCAGTATTATAAAGATTATTGTAATAAATATAAATTAGATTATAGTACTTATACAATTAAAGACCTATATAATAATCCTATTAAAGTAAAAGATATAAGATTAATAACTACACCTTCAAGCATAAAAATTGCGAAATTTAATAGCGAAGTATTGAAAAAACTTAATAAACAAATTAATAATGATACTACATGGTTAAAATATTGGAAAAAAAATTGTGGTAATATATTTGGAGTTTGTAAAACAGAGAAACCAAGCCATTATAATAATGGAGAGATGAATAGAATGAGTTATCAGATGCTAAACAGTATTCCATTTGGTAAAGATGAAATTAAAAATTTAATTCATCTCGAAATTGAATATGTAGAGAAATTAAAAAATGATTTAAATTTCTTTTTACAAGAAGTTAATCAGATGAACATTGATGAGTTTATGATTAATGAAGTTGAAGATAATACTGATACAGTAAAAATTGGGCAATATATTGATGTAACAGGTGCTTTTATAGAGATGGTAAAAAGGAATCCAGAATTCCAAAATACACAAGTTTTTAAGGATTACAGAAGAAATTTTATAAATGCATATATTAACCAATTAAGACGGGGGAAAATTAGGGTTGAAGGTGATTATTGCGTAGCGTGTGGTAATCCAATAGAAATGCTAAAGGCTACAACGGGTGATTTTAATGGTACAAGCGTATTAAAAAATAATGAATGCTATTGTTCTAGATTTAAAAATGGAGAAGATATTATTGGATTTAGGAATCCACATGTTAATGTAGGGAATGTTGGTATTCAAATTAATAAATATATACCACAAATAAATAAATATTTTAATTGTACTCCAAATATAGTATTTTTAAACAGTATAAAGTACCCTACATTAAGCATCTACCAAGGAGAAGATTTTGACAGCGATTGTAATTTATTAACAAATAATAAAATTATAATTAAGGCTTGTAAGAGGATAGATAAAAATATAACTCCAATTCCAGTAAACTGTATAAAAAATACTGGAACAAATGATAATTATATTACACCAGAAAATATGTACAATGTAGATAATACCATAGCTCAAAACTACATTGGATCTGTGATCAATTTAAGCCAGGAAATTAACAGCATTTTAAATCACCTAAAATATAACAATAAAGCTACACAAAAAGAATTAAAAGAATTATATAATTGTACTTCCATGCTTAGTTCAATCTCGTGCTGTGAAATAGATAAAGCAAAAAAACAGTTTGAAAAACTTAATGTAGAAAATGAATTTGAGGAAATAAAAATTGAATTACTTGAATCTAAATTTTTTAGAAACTTAGATGATGGTAGAAGAATGAAACCACTATTTTTTAAATATATTGGAGATACTGATGCAATAAAACGAAGAAAAAAGTTAAACAAAGAACATAAAAAGAAATTAGATAAATCGACTATAAGAAAATTTTGCAAAGAAAATAATTTAGACATTGAAAAAGAGGAAGTATTAAAAAATCCAGAATTAATAAAACTATTAAAGGAAAACAATAAGATTCAGGAAAAATGGAAAAATAAAATATATGAAAAAATGGACACTCCGATGGATTGGTTAGAATTGGAATTAGATACAATTAAAAATAAAAAGAAAGTAGGGACTATACAGGTAATTCAACTTATTAAAAAAAATAACCATGTGGCAAATAAAGAAATTGTGAATAATGTAGTAAAAATAATAAAAAACTTAGATGATGAAGTAAAGTCCTACAGGTTAAATGCAGATTTAACTTCAAAAGATAAAATTGATAAAATTAGAATCGCTAAAAATAAAACTAGAAAAAATATAAAAGAAATAAAAATAACAAAATCCAATATGTATTGGATACTTAAAAGTTGCCTTAATTCCGTTAAAAAAAATGGCAAGATAAATAAAAGATCTAGCATAGAATCAATTTCTCTGGAAATGCTATTTAAAGCATTTGGAACTGGCTTATTAGATATGTTTGTATAAAAATTGGGGTGATTCTATTTAAAAAAAGTGTACAAAAATACAATAATTCATACTGTTTTGGAACACTTTGCCATTATGCTATAATAGGGAGAAGAATAGGCAATCAACCAAAATTTTCTCTACTTATTTTAATAAGTAGCTGGTAAATTGTTTGTTGGAACAATATAAAAAATATCAACATAGGACACCGAATTATTCGGCGTCCTTAATTATTATATATTTTTTAGATAAATTTATTTATACATAATTTAATAATACGCTTAAATATATAATAAGTCAAGAAAAAAATCAAAAAATGGAGGGAAAAGTAATGATTAAATTTATTAGAAAATTATTTAAACTAAGAAGTAAAGACAATAGGGAATATAAATTTGGGCTGACAGGTAGATCACCACACGATCCGAATGATTTATATTGGGATGGATATGGAGTGTATAAAAAAGTCTATGTAAAATTGGAGGAAAATAATGACTAATTATGAAAAAATGGAAAACTTAAATGAATATATAGTAAAAAACTTACATATGGAAATAATGGATACCGAAATGGATAAAATTAGGCATGTAAAAGATGAAATTAAAGCATGGGAAGATGCAAAACAAGATAAAGAGGTTATAAATGGATTAAAAAAATATAAAAATTATGATTGCTTATATGCTTTGGATATAGAGACTGGTGGATTGTATAGACAAGGATTTATAATAATTAATGACAATATGGATTATTCTGGATTTGTAATTACGGTTTAACTTTTTTTATTTAAAAATAAGTAAACTTAAACCTAATAACATTATATAGGATAAATTAAAAGATGTCAATAAAAAAAATTACAGAAGTCAAAAAAATAATTAAAAAATAGGGGGAATTGTATTGATAATTAGTGGAGTATATAAAATAGAAGATGTAGTAACTGGCAATGTTTATGTTGGAACAGCAGACAAAGATAATGGCATTAAAAAGAGATGGAGTAACCATATTGCAAAATTAAGGAAAGGGAAATATGGATATAAGGAACTCCAGGATGCATATAACGTAAATCCAAAAAGAATTAAGTGGGAGATATTAGAAGACACTACAAATATAAAATTCCCAAATTCTATAGAAGAAAATGAATATTTAAAAGAAAGAGAAAAATATTATATTAATTATTGTAATCTAATAGATGGATGGACAGTAATAAATAGGGATAAAAATCCAAAACGAAAAAATAAAGTGAAAGATACATCTAATATGTCTATTGCACAAATTGGAGAAAACAACGGTCATAACACTAAATTGTCTGAAGAGGATGTTTTTGAGATATTGGACATGCTTAAAGATGGTGTTAATAGAGAGCTTATAGAAGAGAAATATAATATTTGTAAAGGATATACATATAGGATAGGAAAAGATCGATGGATACATACATATAAAAAATGGAAAGAAAATTGTATTGATACATATAACTTCCTAGATGCTGTATATCCATATTAATGGATATGTGGAAAAAAGGCAAGTACTTGCCGGCAGCATCAATTTTTCGGGAATGGGTTTTAGGGTGCTGAGTACAGATGCGTTAGATTATATGGCTGCCGAGGCTGTATATTCAAACACATCTGTATTAAATAATTAAATATAAAATGGAGGTAAACATGATATATACTAGAAGCTTAAATTGTGCAGCATATGTGATATATAATGTGGATCAAAATTTGGATTTGCTTTGGGATAGAGAAAAAAATATTTTCGTGTTTAGATTTCAGCCTACAGAGTTAAATTCTAAGGTTTATAAGAGATACAAGAATGCTGTACATAATAATATAGAAAATAAATTAATTGTTGATTTGGTTAGGTATAACAATATAATATATAGGATTAAATTAAAGTGTAAGGAACATAAAGAGAAAATTAACTAGTCGTGACCTAGCTCTTTTTTAACTAAACCATTTAGGTTATAATGTTCCTATGGAGATGGTTGTATGGGATTTAGATTTAGAAAATCAATAAAACTTGGGAAAAATATAAAATTAAACATTGGTAAGAAAGGTATAAATAGTGTTTCTATTGGTGGTAGAGGTTTTACTAAGAATATAGGTAAGAATGGAACTAGAACAACAGTAGGAATACCAGAAACAGGGGTATCTTATACAAATTATAAGAAATATGGTAATAATAAAAGACAGGATAAATATAGGGATAAATTAAATGCACCAGAAAAGATTGCAAAGAACCTGGCCAATTTGGAATTAAAATATAGAGATATACCTTTTGAAATACAAAAGATACCATTTTTCGGTAAGGCTATGAAAATAGAACTCGGATTTGGAATGTTGTTCTTTATATTAGGATTTGCAGTGAATATTGGATTTATAGTATTTGCTATGCCTTTCTTGATTATAATGGCATTTAGTGTATTATTTAGTAAGAGCGCAAGGGCAAATACAGCACAGTATAACGCAATTAAGGCATATCATTTTAGTGATTTTAATAAGTGCGTTAAGCTGTGTGAGAAGAGTTTAAGATTATTGGAGAATGAGAGTACAAGGAAGCTTATGCAGGAAGCACAAAAATATATCGATGATGGTACAGAAGTAAAGCAAATTACAGATGAGGATATTATAAAATTAAGGGAATAATTGTAAATATATTTGTTGACTTTCTTTTTCCTGTGTGTTATATTATTGGTGAACGGATTATGGAAAGGTTCGTTTAACTTATGTATCTAGAAAACAAACGTGTAAGGTAAGTAGCTTCTTGCGAAAGTTACTTACTATTTGCTATTTTTAAAAATTCAGGTCTATTGACTTTTTATTTTTTGTGTGCTATATTAAACATGAACAAAAGATAGAAATATATAGTAAGTATTGTTGTTTAACGTGAAAGGTCAAGAGTCTGCTAACTCTTGACCACTTTAATGTAGAAAAAAGAAAAGTAGATTTTCTCATAATATGGGTATACCAAGGACGCCAATCCTTGGTATTTTGCTTTATGAAGACTCGTAAATTTATTGGTTAAAAATAGGAACGGATTAATTATTAATGGTAAATAAAAATAATTATGATGATTTTATAAATAAAGTAATTGAAGATACATTTGCAAAAGCATATGATTTTGCTAAGGCTGTTATGCTAAATAACAATTAGGAAGGTGTAATTATATGGAAGAATTATTTATTAGGGTAGATAAACTAATAGAAGATATGGAGATATATAATAAAGAAGTGAATGATAAGTTTAAATATATTAACAATACCATGGATAATATTGACAGTAAATTAGATAAGTTATTAGAGATGAGTAGTAATGCTAAAGAGTTGTAAATATTGTGGTGGAGTACATCCCGTTGGATATGTATGTCCTAAGAAACCTAAAAGGAAGAAAGCACATAATAATACCTATGCCAAGGACAATTATAAGGTAAGGTTATTTAGGAGTAGTGGGGAATGGACTAAGAAGAGCAAAGAGGTAAGGAACAGGGATAATAATATATGCCAGGTGTGTTATAGAGAGCTTTATGAATATTGTACAAATAAATATAACTGTACAGATGTAAGTGTACACCATATAGAAAAGATATCCAATAACTGGGATAAGAGATTGGATAATTATAATCTGATCACCCTGTGTCCAATATGTCACACAGCCGCAGACTTGGGGGAGATACCAGCCAATGTGTTGAAAGAAATAGCAAGAGAGCAGGAAGATAAAGCAAATAAAGAGTATGGTGTGTAGTAGATAGTATTAATATGCATACTATTGGTAATATATGTAATTAATATACGTAAATGATAGTTATTATTAATTAATAACTAATAACAATTAAATTACATCCCCCCTATGTTGTGATGGCTTTGACATATGTACGTCAAGACCGTACACACCCCAACAGCTCGCAAAAATTTCCCTGATCTGGTGTTACCAATAATAGACAATTGTAATTAAACAATAATTATTATTAATAGGAGGTGAGAGTATGGCAAAAAGTGCAAAACTAGTTGCTATAAGTAATAAACACTTTACAAAAAAAGAAATCGAGGAGCGAACAAGAGAAGAAGAAAAATTAAAAGGCAATGATGATATTGTTTATGCTCCACCAAAAGAGTTGAAGTTAAAAAGAGAAAAAGAATTATATATATTTCTAGTGGAAGAATTGAGAGCAAGTAATATATTAAACAATTTAGATATCCAAATGCTAGTGCAGACAGTAGATAGCATTATGAAGATGGAAGACGCTAAAAAGTTAATAAAGAAATATGGATTGTGCATAGAGAAAACAGATGGCAGCTTACAGAAAAATCCAGCAGTAAATATTTATGAATCATATAATAAAATATTTTATCAGTGCTGTATGCAATTGGGTTTATCACCAAGCAGCAGAGCTAAATTAAGTTTAATTAATGTTAATACTGCGAAAGAAAATGAAGATCCATTATTAAAAGTTTTAAAAAAGAACAAATCTGGTGAGATTAAATGATTTTGTTAGATAAGGCAATGCAATATGCAAAGGATGTTGTAAATGATAAGGAAATTACTACTAAAGAAGTAAAAGCACAATGCAAGTGGTTTTTAGAAGATTTAAAAAAACAAAATAATGAAGATTTTATATATTATTTTGATAAGGATAATATACAAAAAATAAATGATTTAATAAGTTTAATGAATTTTGCTACAGGTATCGGTGTAGTTGGGAAAACTATATTAGAAGGTTTATGGGGATTCCAAGCCTTTTTTTTATGCAATATTTTTGGATGGAGATATAAAGATAATCCTGAAAAGTTTAGATATAAAGATGTAACTTTATTTATTCCACGTAAAAATGCTAAAACTTTTATAGTGGCTGTTATATTAATTATTTTAATGTTAACGGAAGATGAATATAGCGAGTTTTATAGTATTTGTCTTGATAGGGATCTAGCAGGAGAAACAAAGAAAGCAATTACGCAAATTATTAATGCTAGTCCTGCTATTAAAAAACATTTTAAGATAAGCAAATCTTTAAAAGGAAAAGTAGAATGCTTGGTAACACATAGCTTTTACCAAGCACGTACGGCGGAAAGCGACAGAAACAATTCGATTCGCCCTTCAGCGTTTGTAGCAGATGAGATTGGAGCATTCAAAAATTATGATAATATTGGGGCAATGAAATCTGGACAGTTATCTGTTAGAAATCCACTTGTATTTAAAACAACTACAGCATACGCAGAGGATAAATCTATAATGCTAGAGGAATTGGATTATATAAAAAAGGTTTATAATGGATTAATTAAAAATGACCGAATGTTTGCACTATTATATTATGCAGACGAGAAACGTTTGTGGGATGATATAGGCTTACAGATGTCTAACCCTTTAAGGATTCCAGAAAATTATGAGGAAATAAAAAACAATAGAGAAACAGCTGTAAATAAACCAGCCGAAAGAGAAGAATATCTAACTAAGCACATGAACCACTTTGTACCTGCTAATAGTGGAGAGTCTTATATAGATATAAAAGATTTACGTAAATGTAAGATAAAAAATTTTGACTGGAAGGGTAAAAAAGTATATTTGGGGCTTGATCTGGCACTAACAAATGATAATTGCAGTGTTTCCATGGCAACATATAACCAAAAAGATGGTTGTATCTACGCAGATAGTTTTGCCTTTGTACCAAAAGACAGAATAGAAGAAAAAAATAAATTTGAAAAGATTAATTATTATGAGTTTATAAAATCAAAAAAATGTTTTGCTTGTGGAGATAGGACTGTATCTTACTTATTTATAGAGAATTTTATAATGCAGATAGAAGAGAAATTTGGTGTTGAAGTTGTTGCGATCGGATATGACAGAGCAAATTGTTTGAGTACTGCACAGAAATTAGAGCAGGCTGGATATGATTGTGTCCAGGTGAGGCAGCATAGCGATACCTTGCATGCACCAACCAAATTATTGGAAGAGTACATATTAAGTTGTAAATTCCATTATACAGAAAATAGGTTATTAGAAATTAATTTCCAGAATGCTAGATGTACATATGATACCACATTAAGAAAATATGTAAATAAAAAGAAATCTAATGGCAAGGTTGATATGGTTGTTAGTTTAATAATAGCATTATATCTATTGCAATTAGAGGAATTATTAAATAATAACGATTTTGTAGTACAAGTTATCTAGATTGGAGGTGTTTATTTGGGATTAAAAGAAAAGTGGCAGCAGCATAAAAAATATAAAGAAGAATTTAGGACTTTTATAGAAAAAAGAGAAGCACAAAGCTTAGAAGATATATTGTTATCCGCTAAAGTTGGAACAGATCAAATAACGAAAGAACAAGCATTATCAATACCTGCATTTGCAAGTGCAGTTAACATTATTTCTAATACAATTGCACTGATACCTATAACTTTGTATAAGCAAATAGATGGTAAAAAATCCTTGATCAAAAATAATATTAGAACAAAATTGTTGAATTTTGATACTAGAGATACATTGGATGGATTCCAGTTTAAGAAAGCTTTAATAGAAGATTATCTGCTAGAAGGTGGGGGATATGCTTATATAAACAAACAAAAAAATGATGTAATCAGTTTAAATTATGTAGATAAGGAAAATATAAGCATAAATACGAATGCTGATCCAATTTTTAAAGATTACCAAATTTTAGTTAATGGTGAAAATTATAGACCATTCGAGTTTATAAAAGTATTGCGTAAAACCAAAGATGGTGCAAATGGTATAGGTGTTATAGAAGAAAACAATTTAACTCTTACAGTGGCGTATTTAAGACAAAAATACGAGCAAGTATTATTAAAAACAGGTGGAAACAAAAAAGGATTTATTAAAAGTGAAAACAAACTAGATCAGGATAGTATAGATTTATTGAAACAATCTTGGAAAAATTTATATTCCGATAATACAGAAAATGTTGTTGTGCTAAATAAAGGTTTAGATTTTGCTGAAGCAGGTAGTACTTCGGTTGAGATGCAATTAAATGAAAACAAATTGACAGATAACAACAATATTTATGAAATATTTAATATACCTTCTAATTTTCCCAATGTGACAGAAGACGAATATAATAATTTCGTGAAAGTTGCTATATTACCTATATTAAAAGCATTTACAACTGCATTAAACAGGGATTTATTACTGGAAAGTGAAAAAGACTCATTTTATTTTGCAGCAGATACAAATGAATTACTAAAAGGCGATATGTTAAAAAGATACCAGTCCTACCAAATAGGAATACAATCTGGATTCTTGCAATGGGACGAAATTAGGAATAAAGAGGATTTGGAACCATATAATGTAGATTTTATTAAATTAGGATTACAGGATGTATTATATAACCCAAAAACTAAAGAAGTGTATACACCCAACACAGACAAAAGTACTGTAATGGGACAAAATACCAATAATAATGAAAGCGTGGTGAACAATGATGAAAATAGAACTTAGAGATAATGGTGTACATATAGAAGGCTATGTTAATGTTGTAGAGAGGGAAAGCAGGATATTACCAAGTCCTAAAGGAAAGTTCATTGAAACTGTAAAGGCAAAAACATTTCAACGTGCACTGGAAAGACAGGATAATGTAGATTTGTTATTCAACCATCTAGAAGATAGACGTTTGGGATCTATAAAAGATGGAAATATGAAACTGTATGAAAATGATATAGGCTTAAGAGCAATTGTAGATACAAACGATCCTGAAGTAGTAGAAAAAGCTAAAAATGGTGAATTAACTGGGTGGAGTTTTGCATTTACAGTAAATCCCAATGGTGATAAATGGGAAGATGGTAAGGACGGGATACAAAGACGTTATTTAGAGGATATAACACTCCCGGAGGTGTCTATTTTATCGTGTACGCCTGCATATATAGCCACATCTATAGAAACTAGAGACAATAAATCTATAATAACAGAACGAAGAAATATTATTGAAAAGTCTGATATTATAGATAAAACAACCCCAAAAATAGATGACAAAGAAGAAAAACATGAAGAAAAGAGAGAAGAACCTATTGATTATTCTCTTATAGATGCAGAATTAGAACTATATAAACTAAAACAGACTAGGTACTAGAAATAGTATCTTTTTTATTTATTAAAAAAACGAAAGTGAGGAATTATATCTATGGAAAAAGAATTGATTGAAAAAAGAAATAAGCTTGTAGAGGAAATGGAAGAGCTGGTTAATGGTATAAAAAAGGAAAAAAGAGTTTTTAATGATGATGAGAATAAAAAGATGGGTGATATAAAAAAGGAAATTGAAAATATTGATAATACATTAAAAACTCTTGATGAAACTAGAGATTTTAGTAAAACAGAGGTAAAGGAAAAGAAAGATAAAAAAGTAGAACAAAGAGCATTAGATGAAAAGAACTTCTTAGCATATTGCCGAGGTGAAAAGAGGGCTTTAGATACTGCTACAAATGGAGGTATAATACCAACTACAATTGCTAACCAGATAATAGAGAAGGTTAAGGAATTGTCTCCAATTTACTCTATGGCAACTATATATAATGTAAAAGGTACATTGGTATTTCCAGTTTATGATGAGACAAGTTCTTCGGTAAGTGCCAACTATACAGAGGATTTGACTGAACTTACAGAAGGTACTGGTAAATTTACTACAGTAGAATTAAAGAATTATATAGTTGGTTCTCTTGCTAAAATATCACAGTCTCTCATAAACCAGACTGATTTTGATTTGTTGGGGTACATAGTTAATAAAGTTGCCCAGGCAATAGCTAACTTCCTTGAGCATGAATTAATTGTAGGAACTACAAATAAACTGACTGGTGTATTGAGTGCAGTACAGAACGTAGAATCCAATACAGCAGGAAAAATCGATACAGATGACATTATAGATCTTATGGATGAAGTACCTGAAATATACCAGGGAAATGCTTGTTTTATAATGAATAAAGCTACCAGAAATGCGTTAAGAAAACTGAAATTTACTGGTACTGGAGAATATGTATTACAGAGAGATGTAACTTCACCATTCGGGTTTACTGTGTTTGGGAAACCAGTATATGCAACCGAATCTATGCCAATATTAGAAGCTGGAAACAAAGCTATAGTATATGGTGACATGAGTGGATTAGCTGTAAAACTTACTAAAGATGTACAGATACAAGTTCTACAGGAAAAATACGCCACACAACACGCCATTGGTGTAGTTGCATATGTAGAATTGGATTCTAAAATAATAGATAACCAGAAGATTGCTACTTTGACTGTAAAAGCAGAAGCAGGAGCATAAAGTATTGAGTAGGGTTAACCCTACTCTTTTATATCCTGGAGGTGTAAAATTTGAAAGTAAGTGAAATAACTTTGGAGAATTTAAAAAATTATTTTAGAGTTGATTATGAAGAAGATGATATATATATACAAAATATCATTATGCCGGCTGTACTGCAATATATTAAAAGTTATACAGGATTAGAGAATGAAGTAATGGATACAAAAGAGGATTTAACTATAGCATATATGATCTTAGCTAGTGATATGTACAATAATAGGGATTATACTGTACAAAACGACAAGATAAACCCAGTGGTTAATAATATCTTGAATAGATACAGCGTAAATCTTCTTTAGCGTTTGAGTAATGTAATTACACTACTGACGGTATAAAAGTGGCTTAGAATTGAAATTTGAAGGGAACATTTTTGTCCCAAAGCAGGTGATATAGATGGATAGTGGAAATTTACGAAATAAATTGGATTTATACGGTAAAATTGAAATTGAAGATGAGTTGGGAGATGAGTTGGGAGCAACTAAACAGGTGTACCAGAAAATAAAAACTGTTTTTGGAAATATGATACCTGCTAATCTATCGGGAAGTGTAAGCAATGGACAGGCAAATACTCTATATGAAAATGTAACACATAGGTTAAAAGTTAGAAAATTATCTATAAAAGATCTTACAGTGGATATGTATTTTAAAGACAAGGATGGGCTGAGATACGATATAGAATATTTCCAGCCTGATTATAAACATGACGATTTTTGGGAGATTATGCTAAAAGTAAAGTATGAATAGGGGTGATGTAAATGAAAGATGGATTTGATACTCATGAATTGGATGATTTTGCCAAAGATTTACTGGATTTAGCACAGCAGAAATTGCCTAAAGATAGTAAAAAGCATATAAAGAAAGAGGCAAATAAACTTAAAACTAATACCAAAAAGAAAGCTAAGTCCATGGGAATAATAGAAGAAGATCCTGGTAAAACAAAGTTTTATAGTGGATTTAAGAGTGGCAAGGTTTATAAATATAATGGTGAGTTGTCTTGTAGAGCCTATAATGGCAGTCCTGTAGCTCATCTATTGGAAAATGGGCATATGATGATTGGTCATAAGCCAGACAAAAAAGAGTTAAAGCTTAAATATGGAGGTTCTTTTGTACCCGGCTATCACTACACGGAAAAAAGTTACCAAGAATTTAAAAATACATATTATAATGATACGGAAAAATTTATTGATAAGATGCTGAAGGAAAAAGGGCTATGATTACGTTAAAAGATATTATTAAAACTATAAACACTTTATTAAAAGCAAATTTTCCAAATGTAAAAATTGAATCGAGTGATAATGCCGAAGGTTTTGACAGACCTTCTTTTTATGTGCATGTAGATAGTAATGGTACAGGACAGCAAAATGAAGCTGTAATAACTAAAAAAGTTGGAATTAGAATCTATTATTTCCCCACGGATGAGCATGATTGCAGCATAGAATTATTAGAGATACAAGATGGTTTGGATAATTTATTTTCTAATGGATTTTTAATAAATGGTGATACATATATAAATTTAGATGAAGATGGGATTGATTATACAATTACAGACAATGTATTGCAAGCGTTATTTTATGTGAATTATATGAATTACAAGGATTTAGATGCAGATCTAGAATATATGGAAGAGTTAGAATCCAATATAAAAAACAATAAATAGAAAGGATCGATTAATATATGACTTTAAGTAGACCAAATATAGATATAGTATTTAAAAAGTTGGCTGAAAATTTTATAAACAGAACTAATACAAACAATGCAATTTTAATAATTAAGGATGACACAAATACAAATCTCTCTATTAAAAATTATATAAATTTAGGTGAGGTAGTTAAGGATAATGCACTATATACGGCAGAAAATTTCCAAGCAGTAAAGGATTTATTTGTATCTAATATAAATAAAGCAACCATTGTTAGGATTCCTACAACTGGTACAATTGCAGATGCCTTAGCTATTTGCAATGGCTTAGAAACAGGTTATATAGGTGTGTTTTCTTCTGTAGCAGAAGATCAAGAGGCTTTAATAACATGGGTAAAAGCACAGGAAGCAAATAAAAAGAGCTATTATGGTGTAACAGCACTTGCAACAGCGCCAGACGATCTCCAAATAATTAATCTAGTAAATCCACAGGTAACTTTTGCAGATTCCAGAGGTTTACAGGCAGCAGATAAATTTATTCCGTCTTTAATTAGCTATTTAGCAGGTTTGGACAATGAAAACTCTGCTACTTATTTAGTAATATCTAATTTATTTAGTGTTGTAGAGCCAGAGGATATTGATACATCTATAAATGCCGGTGGACTTGTACTTTTTAACGATGAGGGTAAAGTAAGGATTGCTTTGGGGATTAACTCCAAAACTACATTGGCGGATGATGAAACCGAAGACATGAAATTTATAGAAGTAATAAAGGCTATAAACCTGGTAAAAGATGATATTACAAGTACTTACAAAAACTATTATCTTGGAAAGTATAAAAACAAGTATGATAATCAGATGATTTTTATATCTGCTATAAATGATTACTATTCTCAACTGGCACAAAATGACATACTAGATCCAGATTTTAACAATATTTGTGATATAGATGTTGAAGCTAAAAGGCAGTGGTTAATAGAGAACGGAAAAGATGAGGCTAAAGACTGGGATGATACCAAAGTAGAAAAATACAATTATGGCAGAAAAATATTTATACAGAGCAATATTAGGATTTTGGAAGCCATGACTGATTTAAGCTTTACTAATGTACTTAATTAAGGAAAGAAAGGATTTGATATAGATGCCAAAAATAAAATATTTAAGCGGAACTAATGGAAGAACTTGGGTAAATGGTGACTTACTTAGCAACGTAACATCCATGCAATTAAAATTGCAATCTAAAACGGATGATGTGGCAGTTTGTGGAAATTTTGGAACAGGAACTGCGATACTCAGCTATAGTGCTGAAGGAACGTTAAAATTAAATAAATGTGACTCTACACTGGTAAAGACTATTTTTGATAGCATAATTACAGGAGTTGCGCCGGATATAAAAATAATAATTGCGTTGAATGATCCTGCAACAGGTAAAACAGAAAGTTATGCCATAAATGATGTTATATTTACGGAATTAGACGTGAATTATGAAGCACAAAAAACAGTTGAACAGGAGCTGCCTTTTAAGGCGGGAGAGGTTAGTTTACTTAAGACCATGGATTAAATAGGAAGGTTATAAATGGCAGGAAAAGAAAAAATACTTGAGTTTACTTTGGAAGATTTAATTGCAAAAAAGTTAGCAAAAGAAGAAAGACAAAACAAAGTAATCGAGGTTACGTTAAATAAAGAAGGTAAAAAACTTAAATTAAAGACCCCAAAGGATAAAGAAATATTAAATTTGATTAATGAAATTGCTAATAATGGCGACGGGGATAATGTGGATCTTGCTGCTTTTGTTGAAGCTGCGAGTCCTTTAATTTACAGCCTTTGTCCTATGCTCCATAAAAAAGAGTTATTGGATGCTTGTGATATAAAGGGTGATAATTACGATATTGTCGAGCAAATATTTGATATAGATGAAAGGATGCAGATAGCAGAAGAGATATTAAATAACAGTTCTGTTAATCTGGATGGCCTGGATAAAACAGTAAAAAACTAATTGAGCAAGATAGATGGTTTAACACAATAGCTTTCTTTCTTGCAAGAGGTAAAAATTTTGATGAATTAAAAAACGTTACATATGTAGAGAAATTATTTTTAATGAATACACGTGATAACTATTGGAAGGAATTAGCAGAACTATTTACAACAATATTGTACGGCGGTAAAGAGTAGGAGCAATAATGTTCTTACTCTTATTTTATTGCATTGGAGGTGAGGTGTACGAGTAGAACAATAGGCACAGTTTTAAATTTAAAAGATCTGTTTTCTCCAACTTTAAAAAAGACAGTGGATAATACAAAGCAGTTCCAAAGGCAGGTGCAACATGCACAGAATGATGTTGGAAAATTTAGGGATAAAGTTAGTAGTAGTTTTGGAAGCATAAAAAGTAAAATATTAAGTTTTGGTGCAGGACTTACAACAGGATTAAGTTTCCAAAATATGATTGCTTCAGCGCAAGCTGGACAAAAAGCTGTGGCACAACTAGGTACAGTATATAAATCCACAGGTGGAGCTGTTGGGTTAACGCAAAAACAATTAATAGATTTGGCGGCTGCACAGAGTAGAGTTACTACATATTCAAAAGGCGCTAATATAGCAACTGAAAACATGCTTATGACTTTTACTAATATAAAAGGTGGAGTGTTTAAGCAAGCTTTAAGTACTGTAAATGATATGTCTACAGCCCTTGGACAAGACACAAAAAGTAGTGCTATTCAATTAGGAAAAGCGCTCAATGACCCGGTAAAAGGTATCACTGCTCTTAGCAGAGTTGGAGTAAGTTTTACTTCACAGCAGAAAAATACTATTAAAAGTCTTGTAAGTACCGGCCAGACAGCTAAGGCACAACAGATCATCTTTGGTGAATTAAACAAGGAATTTGGTGGCAGTGCAACAAATGCTGGAAAAACTTTTACAGGAACAATGACAAGAATTAAAAACACAATAACTGGACTTGGTGGTAGTATTGGATCTACCTTGATGCCATACATGACACAGTTTTCCAATCTGTTAATACAAAAAATGCCCGCTATACAAGCCACAATCAGCACTATAATTAATACAGCTACACCCCTAATCGCTGGTATATTTAAAGATATAGGACAAATAATTACTAATTTATTCCCTAATTTGGGTGGCTCTACAAAGACACTGCAACAGAATATACAAACATTAATTGCAAATGGATTAGGAGCAATAAAAACTATATTTGATTGGATTGCACAGCACGGAGAAATTACAAAAGTAGCTATAATTGGTATTGGGACAGCATTTACAGGGTGGAAAATTGCCACAACGGCCATGACTGCGATTAGTTGGTTAAATAAAATTAAAAAGACAGCAGCAGCTTTCACTACTTTAAGTAAGGGAGGAAGTATTTTAAAGGCTTTATTTGGATTACCTCCAAATATTACTATATTAATAGCTGCAATAGCTGCTGTAGCCATGGGAGCATACTTAATTATTAGCCACTGGGGGCAGTTAAAAGCTTTCTTTGCTAATCTAGGAGCAAATATAAAAGCTACTTGGAACGCAATATTATTGTGGTTTTCTTTATTACCTGCACGTTTGTATGCATATGGGTTGAGCATGTTTTTAAGTTTTAAAAATGGTGTGTGGAGTATAATAGCCGGCATTGGTAGCTGGATTAAAGCTAATTTTTTAGGCTTTATTAATTTCTTTAAAAACTTGCCTAGTAGTGCTTTACAGTGGGGCAAAGACATAATAAATCAGCTGAAAGCTGGTATCCATGCAAAAATAAATGATGTAGTAAATGAAGCTAAAAGCCTTGGCAAAGCACTATTAGATGGCATTAAAAATATATTCGGGATACGTTCTCCGAGCAAAGAAATGTATAAAATAGGAACTTACTTAATCGCAGGACTTAAAAACAGTATCTTTTCTGGTAAAGGTACGTTGCAGACTGTTATATCTAAGGTATTTGGTGGTGCAATGTCTTTTGCTAAAGGTATATTTAGCAACGCAGATGTAGGCGGATGGCTTACTACAGCACTTGCAATAACTGGAACTCCCATGAGTTGGCTTCCTGGATTACAAACTTTGGTACAAAAAGAATCTGGTGGAAATCCAGGGGCATATAATGGACAATCTGTTGGTGGTGAACATGCAACTGGACTTTTACAGATGCTTGGAAGTACATTTAGACAATATGCCGTAAGTGGACTTGGAGGTATTACCAATCCTATTGCAAATGCAGTAGCTGCTATAAGATATATAAAAGCTCGTTATGGAAGTGTAATGAACATACCGAATTTATTTGGTGGAAGATATGTAGGATATAAAAATGGTACAAATAGTGCGGTTAGAGGTGTCGCAAATGTAGCGGAAGATACCGCAGAAATAATTGTAGGTAAACAGGCTAGAAACTTCCAGGGCGGTGAAACAGTTATAAATGGCAGAGATACAAAAAAATTATTGGGTGGAAGAGTTATAAATATGATTAATCATTTCCATTTTACAGGGAATGTAGGAAGTGAAGAATTTTTTACAAAGTGTGCAAACATAACTTCAGAGAAAATTTTGACTGAATTAGATAATATGTAAGAAGGCGATTAATGTATTGCCTTCTTTTTAAATGGAGGTATATAACATGGATATTTATTTTAGTGGTTTGGATAGAAAAAATATATATAGACTGCCCATAATTCCAGCTGACATGCCAGAACTTGCAAAGTCGGCAAAGAATGAAGAATTTGAAGGTAATACACAAACTTATAACATACTTGGGAATGTTGGGCTTGTAACCTTTTCTTTAGATTGTTGGATGCCAGAGTATGCAGGAAAGTATACACAGAGTTGGTGTAAAAGCCAGATAAATCCATACTTAATTATAAATCTGTGGAGTGATGCAATGGTAAACAAAGTCCCGATAAGATGTGTGATGACAAGAGGGCAGAACAAAAATAATATAAGTGATGTGATTCTAAATTGGCAGGTAAGCGTAGAGAGTTTACACTGGAATCCAAGGCAGAATAAGGATATTGTATATAAGGCCGATTTTAAAGAATATATAAGTCCTGTAGATTTGGATTTATCTATGGTTAAAACTTCTTTAAATAATGTTATTAATACCTTAAGCAAGGTGAGTATATAATGGCGTGGACAATATGGACTAACTACACTGTTGGGCATAATTATGAAAGTTTTAAGGATATAACTAAATACTGTAACAATTTTTCTTGGGGTGATGATATAGACACCATAGCTGTAACCTTTACATTCGATTCTATACTGGATCTGGCTGAAGGTAGAAGCCATATAGTTTTTAAAAAGGATAATAAAACTGTATTCCAAGGGTTAGTTACGCAGAAACCACAAAAGGTAAATAGCAGTAGTTACACTGCTATGGACTATGGTATGTATCTAAATAGAAATGATTTTTTATTCCAGTTTAATGGTATAGACGCTAAAAGTGCAATATACCAAGTACTTAATAAATTTAATATTGGTGGAGCTTGCATCCCTTTGGCAACTAAGATTACGCATCTATATTATGATAAAACCTTGGTAGATATTATAAAAGACATATTATCCCAATGCAGTTTGGATGTTGGCACAGATGTAATAATGGAAATGCGTGGCACTACTTTGTGGATCGACAAAATAAGCAATTTAAAGCTAGACTGTAAATATATTATGGGAAATGATTATACAGTAACCAGGAATATGGAGAATATGGTGAATTATGTGATTGTAAGAAGTAGTAGCAACGAAAATACAAGTGGTGTTTTGGCAACAATTAAAGATGATAATAATGTTGAAATATTTGGAATGCTAAGTAAAATTTTAAGCGTGGAAAATAAAACTGAAGCACAAGCCAGAAATATAGGGAAAAATTATTTAAATAATTTTGATGCTACAAATAAAGAGTTTACAGTTACATTGTTAGATGTAGAGGGCTGTGAAAATATAAGAGCAAATAGACTAATTTACATAGATATAAGCAAGTATGGAATAAAAGGCAACTATAGAATAAAAAATGCACAACATACTTTAAATAGCAATATACATAAAATACAAATAACTGTAGACTTTAGTGGTGCAAGTTTTGTAGATCCTACAAGTGGGGGTATGTAAATGGATGCTAGAGGAGTAATTAAATTAGCAGGGGAGATAAAAAAGAGGGACAACGAAAAGAAGATTGGAAATGTAATTGGTACTGTAGTAAGTATAAATCCTCTAAAAGTTTCTGTTCTTGGAGGACAGGGCATATTTGAGGGGAATGACATAAGCATAAGTAGTTCTTTAGTCGGGTATGGTGAAGAAGTGACAATTACCATAGATGGAACTACCCATAATGGTACAATACATCACGTGGGGCTACAGATTGGCGATAAGGTGCATGTAGCGTTTACAGAAAACAACCAGAAAATATTTGTCACAAGTAAGATTTAAGAAGGTGATTGAATGGCAGAAAATTTATTTCCCTTGATTCCAAATTTACAGGAACAGGTAGACAATATAAATAATGAAATTAATAATAAAACTCTGTTATTGGGCAGGGTTTTTAAATTTGATTTTGACAACAACAAGTTTGTAGTAAAAGATGGGAAATTAGTTGAGATAGATAACGATATAGAGAAAATTGAGCAATGGATAAGTGGAATACTTAGAACATATAAAAATAAATATGGTATATATAAAGGTACTGAATTTTATTGCAATATAGAAGATATAATAGGTAAAAAATTAAATGGGTATTACTTGGCAGAAATGAAAAGAGAAATTGAAGAAGCACTGTTAAAACATAGATATATTAAAAGTGTGGATAATTTTTCCGTTACACAGGCAGGTAGAAAATGGAATATACAATATACAATTACTTTAATAGATGGTACTAATATAGCAAGTAATGGGGTGGTGATATAAGGTATGTATGAAGATAAAACAACAGACAATATACAGAATAATTTACTATCTAATATATCTGATGACTACGAAAAAACAGTGGGATATCCTGTATATGATACATTAAAGACAGCTGCTATAGAGATGGCCAATGTGTATAAAGGATTAGACGATATGCTAAAAAAACTGGATGTAAATAATTTAAGTGGTGCCGATTTAGAAAAATTTATTGAGCAGAGAACGGGACTACAAAGAACTCCAGGTAATTACGCAAGTACTGTATTAACAATAAACGGTTCATGCACAATAAATGAAGGCAATTTATTTGAAACAGCAGGAGGAATACAATACAAAGCTATGGAAACTAAAGAAATTCTGGATAGTGGGACAGTAAATATACAAGCCTTACTAATTGGTTCCAGTGGTAATACACCTGCAAACACTATTACGCAAATTCCAGTAACTATTGTGGGTATAGTTTCTGTTAAGAATCCTGATCCTGTAGTGAATGGCTACGATTCTGAAAGTGATGATAACTTAAGGGAAAGATATTTAGAGAGATTACAAAGGCCTTCAACAAGTGGCAATAAATATGACTATGTAAACTGGGCTAAAGAGGTAACAGGAGTAGGAGATGTAAAAGTATTCCCACTCTGGAACGGTAATGGTACTGTTAAGGTGGTTATAACTAACCAGGATAAAAGAGCTGCTAATGAAGCGTTGGTAAGTACAGTACAAAATTACATAGAAAATATTATGCCTGTATGCGTAGCTTTAACTGTTGCACCTGCTGTGGAAAAAGCTATAGATATAACTGCCAAAGTAGTACTGGCAAGTGGTTATACGATACAGCAGGCGCAGAATAATTTTAATACAAACATGCAAAAATATTTGAGTGATCAGGCTTTTAACTCCACCTATATAAGTTATGCCAAAGTTGGAGGTATTCTCCTAAGTACAGATGGAATTGTTGACTACAATAACCTGACTTTAAATGGCGGAACTGTAAATGTGGCACTGGCAGATGAGGAAATACCAGTTGCCGGCACTATAAGTTTAGGGGTGTGATAAATGGCATATCCAGATAGTATTGATAAATTCATAGATAAACTGAATAAACTTGATAACAATACCTATGTAATTGAGGAAAAGGTCGAGGTTACAAATGGTGTATATGAAGGTGAGCTGGAACATGACAATATCAGCTTGCCTTCTATTAATGTATACACAGGTTCTAAGCTTACAGGAACTAAGATAGAAAATGTTATAGTGTCTACACCAAGCCTTACGCCATGGAAGAATACAATCAAGATATTTTCCACCGTATCTCCTGTTTATATATCTTACCAGACCCAGGGGGATACAGTAGAAGCTGAAGATATAAATAAAGTCCAGGACAGCGTTGTGAATACCCAGACTGAGGTTGACAGGTATAAAGATTCTAATGACAACAGGGTTACTGATGCCGAAAATAGGATTTCAACTGTGGAGAATAACAAAGCTGAAAAAACTTATGTGGATACCGAACTTAACAAGAGATACCTGAAATCTGAAACCTATACCAAGACTGAGACAGACCAGAGAATACAGCTGGTGGTTGATGCCGCACCTGAAGCGCTTGATACCTTGAAGGAAATTGCAGATTCCTTGAACAACGATCCAGATTTTGCGGCAACAATTACAACTGCACTTTCTAAAAAAGTAGATAAAGTAGATGGAAAGCAGCTTTCCACAGAGGATTACACCACTACTGAAAAACAGAAATTAGCAGGCATTGAGGATAATGCAAACAAATATATTCATCCTACGACACATCCAGCGTCAATGATAACAACGGATAGCACTCATAGATTTGCCACTGATACTGAAAAATCCAACTGGAATGATGCGAACAGCAAGAAACATACTCACAATAATTTTTCTATATTGCAGAGTATAACACAAGCTTTGATAGATTCATGGAACAGTGCGGTAGATCATATAAGTGACACGGTAAAGCATATAACCAGTGCTGAAAGAACTTTATGGAATACAGTTTCTAATAAGGTTAATAAATCAGGTGATACTATAACAGGCCAGTTAAAAATACAAGGTGCTGCTGCCGACAGACCATTAGTAATAAGAGGTATTTCTGGTGCAACCTCAGGTACAGATGATACTCCGGGTGAATTATATTTAAACTATGATTCTGATAAAGCAATCCATATTGGAACGACTATAAATATAGATCCTATAAATAAATCTATAAACGCTAAATCGGATGACAGTGGCAAATTAAATGGTCAGGATGCCTCTTATTATGCACAAAAATCTCATAACCATGATGATAGATATTATACCGAATCCGAAAGCGACAACAAGTTTGCTACCAAAGATGAATTAGAAAGTGCCGGCTATGGTGATATGCTTAAATCTGTTTATGATAAGGATAATGACGGTGTAGTAGATAAAGCAGAAGATAGTAACACTGTTGGAGGGAAAAGTCCAGATGATTATTATGCAAGGCGTGGAGAACTTAGTCCATCAACGGATTTTAATACAATTTTGAAGCCTGGATGTTATAAAGTTCAGATGTCAAATTGGGATTCAGCAGTAAATTCTCCTAATTCAGCTTATGATGGTTTATATAGTTTTGGATTGTTAGTAGTACACAGGAGTTCTGTAACTGAAGAGGATAGAGTTCTACAGGTATATTATCCTCATAGAGCAAATCAAATACCTGTAAGAAGGATGCTAAATAGTGGCGGATGGCAATCATGGTCTAAAATAGTTAAAGGTTCTGTAACCTGGAATGACCTCAAGGGGGTGTAACTTATGTATGGTAATAATCTTTATGGGACGGTAGATTATTCAGGAAACAATATAAATGATGATGATATACAGCCCTACATTCCAGATTTAATGAAGTATCTGCCACCATGGTACAAAGATAGTGCAATTATGATTCAGCTTCAGGGCACAATGGCAAAGGAGCTGGGGCTTTCATATTGGCATGAGGAAGATATATTAAACCAGTGTTTTGTAGACACTGCAACCTGGGGGCTCACATTTTGGGAGAAAGTACTTGGAGTTGAAACAGATTTAAATAAATCCTATGAGGACAGGAGAGAAGTCATAAAAGCAAAGCTCAGAGGCTCAGGTACAACAACAGTGCAAATGATAAAGAATACTGCTGAGGCTTTCTCAGGCGGTGAGTGCAACGTGATTCAACATCCTGAGAATTATTCTTTTACAGTGCAATTTGTAGGGATAAAGGGCATTCCCAAGAACATGGAAAGTTTCAAACAGATGCTGGAGGATATCAAGCCTGCTCACTTGGCATATGACTTTAAATACACATATACAGTTTGGAACTTCTTAAAGGACAAAAATCTTACATGGGATCAGGCCAAGAACAATACATGGAATGGCCTTAAAGTTTATGATGGATAGGAGGAAGATAAATGAAGACAACAGCAAATTACGGATTAAAAAAGCCGGAGGGTACTGATGTAGTTGATATACAAAATTTTAATGATAATGCTGATACTATAGATACTCAACTGAAGAAAATCAACGACAATGCCGGAGTGCTATCGAGCTTGAATACTACAGCAAAAAATACTCTGGTGGCCGCAATAAATGAGGTTTTTCAATCTGGCGCTGATGTAAAATCTGGCACAATTAGCGCCGTAAATAATAAAGGTGCCAGTTTAGATGATGATGCTACTTGGGATGATATCGTAGCTGCCATAAATGCGATAGCCAGAGGACAGGGAAATGCTGTGGAAAGTCAGGTACTTAGTGGAATAAAATTTAGTAATTCTGATGGTAAACTTAGAACGGGAACTATGCCAAACAAGGGAGCCATAACAATAACTCCTTCCGGTTCAGCACAAACTATACCTGCAGGATATCATAACGGGAGTGGGAAGGTAAGTGCAGTTACGGTTCCTGTAGCCAATGTTTTATCTGGAACAACTATTGCCGGACAGGCTGGAACTATGCCCAATAAAGGTGTTGTAACTATAATGCCGGGAACGGCAGATAAAGCAATAGAAAAAGGGTATCATAATGGAAGTGGAAAAGTTAAGGGGGAGCCAAATCTTAAGTCCGAGAATATACCTGAAGGTATGTCTATGTTTGGAATTTCAGGCTCATTAGTTCCATATGAATTAACAGCAGGAGATTCAAATATTCTATTTTCAGATACAACCCAGCATAGTACTACTTCATATACTCGTGTAAAAGTTAGTAATACAATAACCACAAACATAAAAGGGAAAATACGAATATCGTTTGATATACGTTGTGGTGGTAGTGTGTCTATGGGATATGAAATAGAAAAAAATGGTGATAATATAGACAGTAATTCATATAATTCGACTTCATGGGCAACGAAAACCATAGATGAAGATTGTAGCCCTGGTGATGTATTTGAATTTACTATAATGTCTTATAACGAAAATTATACTGCCTATATAAAAAACATTATGGTATCAACAAATTTAATAAACCCAATTACAGTTTCATAGGAGATGATAATTAATGAATTTAGGTAGAAGAATAATTTATGATAGCCAAACAGGGGAAGTGATATTAGATACAGGAGAATAAACAGATGCTACAGCAGACCAATTTAAACAAATTACCGGACAAGATTATACAGCATAGAATATAAGGCAAAATAAGGGCTAGAGATAGCTTTTTTATTTTGCCTAAAATTTAATGTAAGAAAATAAAGGAATTTTCATTTTTGTGTAGAATTAAAAACTTAGGTTAATATTGAGTTTTATAATGGGATATTTTTAGTTGTAGATACAAAATTAATATAAAAATGGAAGGGGTATATAATGTTAGTTACAAATATTGTCCCGTGTATAAAAGTTACAAAAGAAAGTAATATGAGTGGATGTGATAGCTACATTGAATTAGGGGAACATATTAAGATTAGAGATAATAAAAATAATATATTTGTGGGAAGATTGTCATTCATAGAATTAGGGAAAGACGAAGAAGAGGAAGATGTTATTTCCATTTTAACTGATGACGAAGAAATAGTTGATATTGGGATGAGTTATATAGAAGATATAGAGGCAGTATAAAAAGTTGGCGTGTAGAGCTTTGGAGAAATCCAAGCTCTTTTTTAATATCCAAAAACAGGAGGTTAGAGATGGAAAATTTATTTATAGAAATAGCAAAAGCATCACCCATATTAGCATTAATGTTAATATTTTGGTACTTCCAAAGACAAGATTATAAAAATTTTGTAGAAAAGGTGCAAAATGATAATTTGGAAAGAGAAAAGAACTACCAGAGAACTATTAAAGAAAACCAGAAAATAATTGGAAGTTTAACAGAAAAATTTAATATTGTGGAAGTGATAAAAGAAGACATTAAGGATATAAAAAATAATTTTTTAAAATAGGAGATGTAATTTATGTCAATATACTCAGTGGATTTTGGGCATGGAACAGGCCAAGATCGTGGAGCCAATGGCTATAGAAATGAGGAACATGATTGTAGGGAATACGGTAATTTAGTAGTACAAAAATTAAGAAAACTAGGACATACTGTAGTAGATTGCACACCACCTGCAAATCCAGCGTTAACACTAGGGCAATCTTTGGCTTATAGAGTTAACAAAGCTAACACAAGTGGATCAATATTACATATTTGTATGCATGTAAATGCATTTGAGAAGGATAAAGCTAATGGATGTGAAGTTGAATATATATCTGCTACGGGAAAGACTTATGCAGATAAGATATGTACTGAAATATCTAATTATTTGGGGTACCGGAACAGAGGAAGTCAATTAAGAACTGGTTTATATGTATTAAAGTATACTAATATGCCCTCTATATTAATAGAACCATTTTTTTGTGATACCAAGACAGATTGTGATAAATATAATTCTGAAAAGTTGGCAACTGCAATAGTAAAAGGTATAACTGGACAAATAGTATCTAGTCAATCACAAATTATACCAGCACAAACAGTGCCTACATATCCTGAAACTATTCCGCAAGGAGTTTTCCAAATTCCAGGAACTAAATTTTATATAGAGCCAAGAGCAGATGGAGATATGGGAATACATCTGGATAGGGGAAATTATCTTATTCTTAGAAAAGGTGGGGCACCTGTAGTGGTTTATAACAATAATAAAGGTCAAGGCGGCTCTAAAGTATTATTTTAATAAAAATTTATGGAGGTAATATATTATGGAAAATGTAACAAGTATAATAGCACAGGGAATATTAAGTATTTTAGGGGCGTTGGCCTCTTATTTTATTGCAATCGGGGTCACTTATTTAAAGAAAAAAAGAGAAGCTTTAATAAATCAGCTGGGTATAGACCAATACAATAAGGATTACAAACTTGCACAGGATATTTATTATATAGTAGAACAACAATTTAAATTTATACCAAATGCAGGGAAACAAAAAGCAGATGTATTTGATAAATTATTGGTTAAAAAGATACCTGGAATAACTCAAGAAGATATAGATCATTTTAGAGAGGCTATTTGTGGAAAGGTAAATTCAGAGGTGAAAAATTCAGATATATTAGCACCTGCGTATGATGAAAATAAAGATGAGGCAGATGTAAAAGTAGTACAATAATTATACATATATAATAGGGTAATAGGATTAATTTCTTATTACCCTTTTTTTCTCTACATTATTTGGATGTACAAAAAAGAACAACCAATAATCCTAAAAATTCCGTTACTAAAATTGATAAACAGTAATAATATTATGTAAATTAGAATAAATGTAAAACTTATTGACTATAGTAAATATATATTATACAATTAAATAAAGTAAAAATATACTAATAAACCAATAAATATAAAGATGATTTGATACTGTTATTTAAATATAAATGTCGTAGACTTGTTGGTATTACTGGATGGTTATACTATATCTATGAATGATGAAAAAACCAATTCCGAATTCATTGCCATGGTGGCTGACAAGCTGAGGCTTAAAAACAAGGTTAGTTAATTTAAAAACTTCCGTTCATTTTAGATGAATGGAAGTTTTTGCAAAGGAGGACTTATTATATG